TGCATTTCATTCGTACCTATAAACTCATAGTGCCGAGTAAAATTCATTGTGTACCTCTTAATCAATTGTCGCAAGTTAAAAAACTTTTCGCCAAGGCATGCTGCCACCATGGCGTCTGAATCCTCAAGGTCATCTTCCATACCCGTTAAATTCAGCTTGATGCAACTATCACCTGTATCACCTGACAATATGTTAGCATTCATATTTGCATCATATATGAAAGACTGTGTCTCTGGTAAAGATGCGAGCCGCTCTAAATCAAAACGTGTACGATGCCACTTTCGTACATACTCAATAGTGATCTCATTAAAAACGGTACAAAATGGCTCTTGCATTTCAGACCAAGCTATACCACTGGGTATATCTACACCCTGCTCCTTAAGTACCACTTCGGGTCTTTTATTCCATGTGTTAGACTGTGGTTCCGGGAGATTTTGTCCACTATTAATTCCGGCAAAAGTGTAATTTGCCAAAACAGGGCGCAAATCTCCAAGTGCCATACCGGACTTCCCACTCACGTATGCTAAAATAGTTACGTTAGGAAGTGATCCATCTGATAGTGTAACAAATGGTGTTATTATCAGGGTTCCATTACCCAGCTGTGGTGAACCAGCTGTACCAGCATCAAGAAAGGTTGCAAAACTATGAAGCAACTCTATATCCTTGAAAGGCAAATTACTTGTCCACGGTACTTCTACTTCTATACATCGCGTCTCTGCCAAATCCCATACAACATTGTTAAGTCTGGAGAGATTACTATTCTCCTCGCCCAATACGGAAATATATCCTGATACTCCGTTTACGTCGTGGCTAATCTTGAGTTTACCTCGCAGAAAAGCCGATCCAACAGCGTAAAATTTATATCTAAGTGTGCCGCGCCACTTACTAAAACCTAACGTGCCAATTGCTAGTGGCGTTGGGTAAAAGGTAGCTACCCCTCCCTGACTGTAAGTGTAGCAACCTGCTGGTGAAACTGGAATCAACATGAAAGGGTATTGGGTGGTAACCCTACCCGTAGGATATCTATAGCTGTCGACATAAGCCCAACGGGTATAAATATTGTCCAAAGCCATAGGATCTGGTACGTCATATCCAATATTTGCTAGATCCTGTGTGACCTCATTCTTACAGTCAGCTGCTAAATTATCTATATTGACATTACCATTAACGCACGACATATTAGTTGCACACCTAGGAACCATAGGTAAAGGACCTGTTGGATCATTAGGGGTGTTTAAACCAACAACAGAAAACATCGCTTCAACACCCATATCTGTCGCCAGCCCAGTTAGTTGACGAGCTGCCAATTTAGCTGAATCTTTCAAAGAAACGCTAGCTGTATGTACAGCATCCTTTGGCTTCTTGTCATATTCATTACCTTGCGTCACCGGTAACTCGGATACATAAGTCGTACCCGTAAGTGATACGTCGGTAAGCCATACGTATACCGTAATAACAGGATCAGCAAACGACGTCACTGGTTTAGACAATAATGCTACAGACGAAAAATGAAGTGCAAAAGCACTCCGTATTACATCCGTGTCACTTATCAACAAACCATTCGTCGGGGCAATTATGGGCATACTAATTTGTCCTCCTTTCTCTATGCCATAATCCAACAACACATGAGGAAGACAGGATACCTGAGTAGGATTAAGCAAAGTAGGTGCTGTTAGATCACCAAAGCGACCGAGACCAGTATCCGCTGTCCACCAAGGGTGCAGACCAGCATAACATGCACCAGAATTTTGTGGATTACTGACTACATCTATTTTAATATGCATCATAGCATTCATATATGCATAACCTCGTATTTTCTCTCTTATGTTAGGGTGACTAAGATAATCAAGCAATGGATATATAGTTAAGGCCCACGCACCAACAGTAACAGGTTGTCGATATATCATTTCTGGCCGTGATAAATAATTACCCAATGATCGTGATTCATCCTGTCGTAACGCAAGCATCTTTTGTTCCTTAGGTTCCAACATTGTCGTGTTCGTGTCTCGCCCAGGTGTCATCAGCAAAGTACCAGTTTCTATAGGCGCACTCGTAGTGTTCTCCACCTCACCTCCAAAATTGGATTGATGTTCGTATTCCGAATCTTTTAGTAGATCGGGCACTGTGGAAATCCGTTCCACTTCGTTATTATCAAATATAGTCTCAAGTTCTGTTACGCATGTTTCCGCATCAAACTCATAGCGGTGCGTGTTATCACTACTCGGCACAGAGTGGTGACTATTGGTCAGCTCGCAATCCACAGCCTCTTGTGCCATTGGGTAATCAGTGGATTCGAATATTGCTGAAGCAGAGATATTTTCTTCTATGTCTAAATGGTTGCGATACATATAGTACTCATCGTAATCATAAGACATACAATACAAGACAATCTCATGGCGCATACATATCTCTCTAATATGCGCCATATAATAATCATACGTGTCTCGTGGATGATATGATATTTCTCTCTGAAACATCTCAAGAACTGCATGGGCATGAGCTCTTTCAGTAATAGCTATCTTGCCCCTGTTGTGCAGAGACTTCAAAAGGCTACTAACGTCAAGTGCTCCATAAAATTTATTGTCTTTGTCGCACAACACACTCCTTCTTTTAAGGAAATCACATTGAAATATATTGAGATAGGGCTCGAATTTAGCTTTCTTATCTGGCATTGTCAGCGTAATTTTCTTATCTTGTAACCAAGCGGCATATAGTATATTGTCAAACACAACACCCAATTTGCCTTTACCACCATAAAAATCATCACCATAAGTCATAATGTGGATGGCATGCCGAAACTTGCCACCATTACCCAAGTCGAAAAAAGCACAACGTATAAGTAAACTGTTGCAAATCGAATTGATATGGGCTGTAAGATTGTGTCCCGAAGGAACTCCTCCACACATCTCCAGAAGAGTACCGTTAAAATGAGTCACATAAAAGATAGTGTCCGTCGCCAGACCCCTCATTATTCTAAGATCCTCATCAGTATAAGCTCTACAACGAGACGCCAAGTCAATAATGATTTGAAAAGCCATGGCTATGAGATCTGGTGGTAAACGAATATCCCATTTACTGTAATCGCCAGCAACAATGTAGTCATCAGCTTCACCGTTAAACGTAACATGTCGATGCATAGTATCCCAATCCTCGCCAAAAGGGTTTAACCCAACTGCACACTCACTTGCTAACGGGTAAAGGGATAAAAACCGAAGAATGGGAAGGCCATACTTCCGCCATTGCAGCTGCAAGGCCAAATCAGCAGCTTGGAAAACGCGCACCTTATCTTTTGATTTAAGAGTGGCCTCATCTTTTAGACAAGATTTAAAAACACAATAATAGCGTTGATTTGATAGATACGCCTTATTCATCCGCTCAATCTCACTAGCGACATCGAGCTCTGATGTAAATTTCTTGTATCCAGGGGGGCCATCAACAAAATGCGATTTGGGTCCACGCAATGGGAAACCAGCACTGGATTGAAAATTCATAGCGTCAACAAATCTCTTACCGTGTATACCATTGACAACCTCATCATCCGTCAATGGCCTAGTACTGTCCTGAACCAATGTAAGGAAGCTGTACAGTCCTCCAAGATAATCCTTTTTTGCTCTATGCAATAGCTGCGGCGAGATATTTACATTATGCTCCGCAGCGATACTAAGAAAATCATACCAAGGCTTCCACTTTTCTGGCCCAAATTTAGGACCCCTCCATAAATTAGGTTCTCCCATCACATCAGTAACAGTCGCGCTTATAAGCGAAGGTCGTATTTCGGAATAATATGAGCTACTCGTACCAATACTCCCTCGAATTCCGAAGGTATGTTCCTCTATAAAATTAACTGGAGAACCAGGATGTATGTCTTCACGAACGTTCATGTCCACTCCGAAACGCGAAACATTGAATACACCAGTGGAGTGCAAGTCTATATTACCTGAACTAGCAAGCAATAGATCAACAGACTGTTGTATCTCGCTTCTCAAAGGTGATACATAGACGCCTCTTTCCGTACCAGTAACTCCTGCAATATGAAATCCAAATATCGTTGGCTTCTTTGAGTCAGTCACTAAGACCCCAGTACACATGCCTCTTTCTGTCTTAAAATTATAAATTACATTTCCACCGACACCAGCTATAGTTCTCAATAAGCTACCTTGTGGTCTGTATTCATAATTGCCGGAAGTTGCGTCTGCAGTTCCAATGTGTACTGAACCATCTCCACATCGCCTCACAAAACGAGCTAAACCATTATACCCACGAGTGGTGCTAATCAATGGTATAATATCACTGTGAACACCAATATTGTACGTCTGAAATATACACATATCATGCACTCCGATTTGAACTATATCATCCAAATAAATACGAGTGCTAGACACATACGCCTTATTTTCCGAGCGCGTAAATTCCACGGTTATATATGGTCCCGACTTACTATTTGGGTCGCGAGTCCCAACTATGCGACTACCTCTTATATTTGCTCCCTTAAAGAAAAAGTGGTAAGGACACATCACTACAGAAGGTCTCAAAACCAAACAGGAAACATCATTTCCAACATTATCGTCCACTAGCCGCATATACAAGCAATTTTTGGATATTTTATTACACAGCTGTTCGCTGGTACTAGTGGCTGTAACCTCAGAATATATGAAAGGTGTGGCACGCTTAACCCAGGGATTGACTTCAGAATCTCTCTGGAATATCTCTGTCTCATTCAATGGACACAAATTGCCCTGTGGTTCTCGCCGCACGCCATGGTAAAACTTCCGGAGCATGTTTATTAAGTACAAACACGCTGAGATAGTGAGCCCCCCACGCAAGTAGGGTTTACTTCTGTCCACATAATATTGCAACGATTTGATACCATCAAAACATCGTACGGGACAAGTCAAAATCTTAAGTCGTAACGATCCTATTATCAGCCTTACGGAAAAAACATGGAATAGATAATAACTTAACATTAAAACTAATAAATTAGTCCAACAGCGTAACACTAGATATAGAATACCAAGGGCGAGGCCAACAAACTTCAAAAACAGACACACCAAACAAAAGAAATTCAAATCTATAAACTTGCTATCAATAATGTACTTCTCCGACGAAAGATGTGGTAAAATTGATAAAAAGTGATAGGCGTGCGTCTCATAAGCCTCCAATAGTAAAGGTACTGCATTCTCTTCAAAGAGTGCTTGATAAGTGCCAG